ACTGGTTTACAAACATTAACAGACTTTGGTGCAAAAGCCAGTGACAGTATTGCTGGAGTTACATCTCTGGTAAACAATTCAGTAAACAGTATCACCAGCGTTGCATCGGACGCAGTCAATTCAGTAAACTCGGTTTTCAGCGTTGCGTCAAATTTAACCAACACTGCAATAGGTGATGTGGGCGCACTTGTGACCAATGCAGGACGTTTTGGTACTGCAGCCACAGCGGCATGGAGCGAACTGTCGACTAGATCAATTTCCACTGTTACAGATGAGCTAACCAATCTGGCATCAACCACTGTAAGCGACATAACCGACCAGGTGAACAATGTAGCATCTGGCGTTTTAAGTGACCTCAGCGGAAGTTTTAACGGTCTAATTGATGGTGTTGGTGGAAATTTAAGTGAGTTAACCAGCAGTCTTGATATCACCGGCAAAGCTGGACAGTTTGCAGCAGCATTTGGTGATCCATTAGCAAGTATAAACAGTTTTAGTAAAGATTTGTTTGGTAGCGATTTGATTGGTAGCAATTTGCTTAGTGGCGATTTGCTTGGTGGCATTGGTAGCAATTTGCTTAGTGGCGATTTGCTTGGTGGCATTAGTAGCAATTTGTTTGGTAGCATTGGTAGCAATTTGCTTAGTGGCGATTTGCTTGGTGGCATTAGTAGCAATTTGTTTGGTAGCATTGGTGGCTTTGCTGCAATAGGTGGACTATTTGGCGGAGGTGATGGACTAACATCAGCGACCCAGGTTGCAGCCGGATACAGCAACACTGTAAATCGTGCCACGGTTGATGTGGCCATGACCAAAATAATTGGCAGTAGCAAAGTACCACCTTTAATTTATGATTTTCCATCAGCCTACAGCATATCTCTGAATGCCAGCAGTGATATCACAGCCGCTGCAAATATACTACAGAATTTAAAAAGCCAGGGCGTTAGTTTATTAAATCAAGGGCAGGCCGCAATCAACACTGTAACTAATCTTGCTGGCTCTGCCAGCAGAGCAGGTGGAATTATTTCAAATGCCTTGGCTGGCCTTGGCTGAAAGTAAATACAACATGACAACTTTTATTGGATTCAACACAATCAATCAAAACAAATATTTTACTCTAACTGATTTTGAACTGATCAAACGTGATTTGCTAAATGCGTTTAATATCAGACAAGGCCAGGTGGTGGGCTTGCCGTGGTATGGCACTACCTTGTGGGACAATTTGTTTGAAAATCAAACGCAGGATACCATTGGTGCCATTTACAACGAAGTACAACGTGTTGCTGGGGGAGACCCCAGAATCTATATCAGCGCAATTGAAGTGTTTCCACAGGAAAATGGTCTGCTGATACAGTTGGAAATCACAGTGGTTCCCAGTACCACTGCACAGAGATTAAGCGTGTTCTTTGATCAAACTCAGCGGGTGGCCAGCTACATATAATCTACTCAGTTTATATTTTCCATAAATATAAAACATTGGAACTACTATGGCCACAACCACAAGACAAACTGTAATATTTGGCGTTGAAGATTGGAAAAGAATCTATCAAACCTACCGAGAAGCTGACTTTCAAAGCTATGACTTTGAAACCCTACGTAAAAGTTTTGTAGACTATTTGCGTTTATATTATCCTGAAACATTCAATGACTACATTGAAAGTTCAGAATTTATTGCCTTGCTGGATGTGATGGCATTCATGGGACAGGCTCTGGCATTTCGTACAGACCTCAACACCAGAGAAAATTATCTTGACACTGCTGAACGCAGAGACAGTGTTATCAAATTGGCCAATTTGGTCAGTTACACACCGTTACGCAACACCGAAGCCAGTGGATATCTCAAGATATTTTCCATCAGTACCACAGAAAATGTTGTGGACTACAACGGCATCAATCTACAAAATATCACAGTAAACTGGGCTGATCCAACCAATCTTGACTGGCAAGAACAGTTTACTGTTATCATCAATGCGTCCTTGGTCAACACACAGCGATTTGGCCGACCTGGTGCCAGTCAGGACATTCTGGGAGTCAAAACTCAGGAATACACTGTTAATCTCGTGCCAGGATTTCTGCCGGTTATTCCTTACACAGCCACAGTTGACGGTGTCAACATGCCGTTTGAAGTGGTCAACGCCACTGCAGCCGGGCAAGACTACATCTACGAACCACCGCCATTGCCCAACGGCAGATTCAACATACTGTTCCGCAACGACCAACTGGGATTTTCCAGTGCCAACACCGGTTATTTTTTCCTGTTCAAACAGGGCACACTGCAAAATCAAGATTTTAACCTGGCTGAACGCATAGCCAATCGTGCAGTCAACATCAACATTGATGGAGTCAACAATACCGATGTTTGGTTGTATCAGCTGGACAACGTTGGAAACATACAGAATTTTTGGAGACAAGTAACCAGTGTTTATGCTGCCGCTGTTCAACAGTTGGTTCCGGGTACACAAAATATCTACAGTATATCAAGCAGAGCCAATGATCAAATCACATTGAACTTTGGTGATGGCATATTCAGTACCATACCTGTGGGCACATTTAGAACCTACGTTAGAGCCAGCAACGGGTTGACTTATATTATCAATCCTCAGGAAATGCAAAATGTACAGATTCCCATCAGTTATGTCAGTCGTACTGGACAAATTGAAACACTGACCTTTACTTGCGGAATCACTCAGCCAGTGACCAATGCTCAGGCTCGCGAAACAATTCAAGAAATCAAACAACGTGCGCCGGCTCAGTACTACACACAGAATCGCATGGTCAACGGCGAGGACTATTCAAATTTTCCATTCACACAATACAACAGCATATTAAAAAGTACAGCAGTGAATCGTGCCAGTATTGGAACCAGTCGATATCTTGACCTGGTTGACGGTACTGGAAAATATTCCAGCACCAATATTTTTGCCAGCGATGGCGCCTTGTATGAAAGCAATCTAACACCAGCATTTTTGTTCAGCTGGCTCAGTATCAACGATATCAGTGATGTGGTATACAATCAGATCAACCCTTTACTGATCAAGACTGGCACACAGCAGTTTTACTATGCTAATTTTCCAAGACCCGACCTGTCAGCACTGCAATATACCTGGCATCTCAGCACAGTTATAACCAACGAAGCCACGGGTTATTTTCAAAACAGCAATGGTAATGCTGTTCCCATCGGAGCATATGCCAGCAACAATGCCAAGTACATGGTGGTGGGCAGTTTGATAAAATTTGTGCCACCCAACGGATATTATTTTGATGCTGACAACAATTTACAAGCAGGATCAGCCACACAACCCAGCGAAAAAATGGAACTGTGGGCCAGCCCCACAGCCGTTTACTTGTCGGGCACGTCTCAAGGTCTGGGCAATTTGCCCAGCGGTGTAGGACCGGTGGTTCTAAATACCCGTGTGCCAACCGGCGCAATACCAGTTGAAGTTATTCCGTTGTTTGTGACAGATTTGCCCACAGATCTAAAACAAAGCATAGTGAATCAAATTTATCTCAATCAAAATTTTGGACTTGGCTACAACAACCTTACAGCGTCCTGGTACTTGATTACCGCCAGTAACTTGAACACAACTGCGCCGTTCAGTTTGACCAATGCTGGTAGCACCAACAGCACCAACAGTGACGCCAGCTGGTTGATACGGTGTACCACAAACGGTGCCAGCTACACTGTGGTATCAAGATCTCTGGACTACTTTTTTGGTAGTGTGGCAGAAACAAGATTTTTCTTCTACACCAGCGATCCAATCTACGACAGCCGAACTGGAACAGTGGTCAGAGACTTTGTGAATGTGCTCAAAATCAATACTGAACCTGATACCAATTATCCTTTGCCCAATGACGCAATATTGCCTATTATTGCTCAGCCGGTCTTGACCGACGGACTCACAGATGACTTCCAGGTCGAAGTCAGCTTTGACACCAGACCTGGTAGTACAGTGCCAGTCAATCCAGACTTTTTTGATGATCTGGTGGCACCCAGTGTGACACCCAATCACAAATTGGTATTCTTTCAACAGACTGTGGATTTTGACAACCTACAAAGATACCTGCTGGTAGACAACAATGTAGTCAACACTGAGTACGCCACACAGTCCAATATATTGCTGGTGCTGGATCAGTACAACATAGGACAGGTGTTTTATGCCTACAACCAGGATGATAAACAACCCATTACCAATCAGGTGTTTTATACCTTGACCGTCAACAGTGCTGGCAATAGAACTTTGACAGTCAATGCCAGTTATGTGGCTCGCATTGGCCGTCAGGATTTGTATTTTCAGTATAGACACAACAGTCCATTGACCAATCGTATTGATCCTGGCAGTACCAATATTATAGATCTTTACATAGTGACCAACGAATATTACACTGCCTACCAAAACTGGTTGCAGGATGTGACTGGCACAGTTTCAGAGCCTTCGCCGCCTACCATTGACGAACTAAACACAGCCTATGCTGGGCTCAATACCTATAAAATGATTTCAGACAATTTGATTTTAAACTCAGTGGACTTTCAGCCCTTGTTTGGACGCAAGGCCGATTCAGCTTTGCGAGCCACCATCAAGGTCATACAAAACACACAAAGCACTGCCAGCAACAGCGAAATTAGAAATCTTGTGGTAGCTACCGTGGAAACTTATTTTAATCTGGCTGCTTGGAATTTTGGCGACACATTTTATTTTTCAGAACTGGCAGCCTACATACATCAACAGATTGGTGATGTTGTCAGCAGTGTGGTCCTGGTACCCTTGGACCCACAAAAGAGTTTTGGTGATTTATATGAAATAAGATCTGCACCCAATCAGATATTTGTCAACGGAGCCACAGTCAATGATGTTGAAGTTATTACTGCACTCACCAGCACAAACTTACAAACTGCACCCGGTAGCGGAGTAATTTAATGGCCAACACAACACGCACAGTAGACTTTCTTCCAGAAATATTTCAGACTCCAGTCAATCAACAGTTTTTGGCTGCAACCCTGGATCAGCTGGTTCAGGAACCGTCTTTTAAAAAGAGTCAAGGATTTATTGGTCGTCGCATTGGTCCTGGAGTAAATGCCACGGATCGTTATGTGGTAGAACCTACTCTGACTCGCAATCAATATCAACTGGAGCCCGGTGTTTGTCAAATCAATCCCAACAACACACATCAGGTTGTTGATGCCATTACCTATCCTGGAATCAATGACGCCTTGACTCTGCAGGGAGCCATAACCACCAATCCGTCAAATCTGTATCAAAGCGATTACTATACCTGGGATCCGTTTGTGGACTTTGACAAGTTTATAAATTATGCACAGTATTACTGGTTACCTGACGGTCCTGCAGCAGTCACAGTCAGTGCCACAGGTGTGCCCTTGGTACAAGACTTTACAGTGACTCGCAACAACGGCCACTACACATTCTCAGGAGTGCGTGGCAACAATCCAAATTTGGTATTGGCTCGCACTGGAACTTACAATTTTACAGTAGCACAAAACAATCAGTCCTTGATACAGTATCGAGTGGCCAACAATGGTACCACAGCTTGGATCATTGACTACGACAGCAACCCCACACTGACTTTGGTGCGTGGCAATACCTACACATTTGATCTGTCGTTATCGTTGCCGTTGCAGTTTTATATCAAAACAGAATTGAGTTTTGGCTCAACCAATCAGTACAACAGCGGTGTTACTCGCAACGGTGCCACTGACGGGTTGATTACATTTACAGTTCCTCAGGATGCTCCAGACACGCTGTACTACTGTAGTTCAACCGAATACAACATGCGTGGACAATTTGACATTGTCACAGCCACGGCCGGCACAGGCCCAGATTTTTGGATACAGACCAATCCTGGAGTAACAGGAGCAATACCGGCCACTCCCAACATCAGTGGTCGAACAGTTTACGGTGTTGCCAACAACGGAACTGATCTTGGCACAGTGACATTTGACGTGCCCACTGCTGTAGCTCAAGACTACTATTACAATTTACCTTACATTGGTACAATTCCGGCTCAGCAAATTGGCACAGTGGATTTGATTACCAGTTTGCCGTTTGCTCAGCTTGACGGTGTTGCTGTGGAAAACTTTTTCTCAGCCAACCCCGGTGGAATTGATGGTGTGACCAATATTGAAAATCGTACTTTGGTATTTGACACCACAGATTCAGACATAACTCAGGTTTGGTTGATAAATTTTGTTGATCTGGCAGGTGTGCTAACCATACAGTTGACCAGTATCTTATTGGTTGACAATTTGACACAATTCAGTGTACTATTTGGCGACACGTATGCCAGCACACGCTGGTACAAAAACGCATCTGCACTGTTTGTGCCCATGCCTTTGCTGACAGCCACAAGAAATGTGTTGTACTATCAGGATGGCACAGATCCTGCCATGTTTGGCACAATACAACTGATTGATGTGTCTGTAGATGCTGTGTTGGACATGGCAAACATTATCGGCAAGAAAAATTATACCAGTCCCAATGGTGTGACCTTTACCAATGGACTGAAAGTTTTGTTTTCTGGCGCCACTTACCCAGTTGGCTATTCTGGCAACGAATACTATGTGGAAGGAGTAGGAACAGCTATCAAATTGTTACCGGTCACTGATTTTGTGACTCCGGAAACCTATGTGTCTGGATCTCCAATTGTGCCTGATTATCTGACCATCAATCGAGCCAGCGCAGATCTAAATCCCTGGACTCGTAGCAACCGATGGTTTCATGTAGACATAATCAATCTCACTGCCGAATACAACAACAGCACACCTGTGCTGGATCAGTTGGCTCGTGCTCGTAGACCAATTTTGGAATTTAGAGCCGGGCTTAGACTTTTTGGTTTTGGTACCCAAGGCCTGCCACCGGTTGACATCGTGGACTTTTCACAGACTGATGCATTGCGCACAGTCAACGGCACCATTGGATTCAGTACTGACGGTTACACTCTCATCAACGGCAGCACTATTATCTTTGCTGGTGATGCTGATGCCACAGTACGCAACAAAATCTACCAGGTACAGTTGGTAAGTCCTGACACTGTGGTTCCTTTGATTCCAGAGACCATAATCATTTTGGTTCCAATTGCAACTGTGGTTTTTGATCAAAACACTGTGTCACTAAATGGCAACACTGCTCAGGGTGTTGAGTACTATTTTGATGGTGTTGATTGGATAGTGTCACAACAAAAAACTCAGGTAAACCAAGCACCGCAGTTTGACATATACGATGCCGACGGCGTCAGCTTTGGTGATCCAACCATGTATCCCAGCAACAATTTTACCGGCAGCAGTCTATTCAGTTATGCAGTTGGTACCGGGGCAACAGACACAGTGCTGGGCTTTCCGCTGAGCTATCTCAATTTGGCCAACATTGGCGACATTGTGTTTGCCAACAATCTTTACGCAGATCAGTTTACCTATACCAAAAACAGTCAAGGAATTACCACTGCACTCAGCACAGGATTTGTGAGACAATACGCAAATCGAATTGACTACTCAAGAGAAATTGGGTGGCAAAATGCTGTAACACAAAGTCAGATAAGACAGCAATTTAGATTTGTCTACAACCAACAACCCTTGTTGCTGGACATTGCAGTCAATGACAACACTGTAGTTCCGGCTGTGCAAATATTTGTCAATGACAACTTTTTAGAACCCTACGATGCTGCTGTGAGCCGGTACAATTATACCTATACCACAACGGCCAACACCACCAGCATCACTTTGCAAAAGCCTTATGCAACTGGTGACATTATTGAGGTGCAGGTGTTGAGTACACAAACCAGTGCCACAGCATTTTATCAAGTGCCAATCAATCTTGAAAACAATCCATTCAATGGCAACAGCCAAGATTTTACACTGGGCACTGCCAGAAATCACTACAGCACAATTGGTCAAAATCTTGTTGGACTCAAAGGTCCAGTCATTGGCGCCAACAACAGCAGAGATTTGGGCAACATTGTTCCATACGGTCTGCAAATACTACAACAAAGTGCACCGTTGCCGCTGACTGGTTATTTTTTACGCAGCGAAGAATACAATATTTTTAATGCACTGGAATTCAACAGCAGAGCATACGTAAAATTTAAATCTTTGTTGTTGAACGCAGTGGTTTCAAACGAGTTTGTCAATTCAACTGTGCCTGAAATTGTGGATCAGGCCATCGGCATCATCAATGCCGGTGACACCAGCATCAGTTCTTTTTACTGGAGCGACATGTTGCCCACTGGCACAACCGTGGCATCAACTTCGACCACGGTAAATCCAATTACCACAGCCAGATTTAACACAGTACAGACTTATGATTTTACCACGTCCAACTATTTGGGACTATTGGTTTATGTCAACGATCGACTGCTCACACGTGGGGTAGAATATGTGGTTGGCAATGGCACTCCAACCTTGTCAATTTTGATTCCGTTGGCAGTTGGTGACACAGTCACCATCAACGAATACAATCCTACCTACGGAAATTTTGTACCCAACACTCCAACCAAACTGGGACTTTACCCCAAGTATGTGCCTCGCATGTATGTCAGCACCGACTACATAACCCCCACACCGGTAATACAAGGGCACGACGGCAGCATTACTATTGCATTTGGCGACATTAGAGATTCTGTGTTGTTGGAATTTGAGACCAGAATTTACAACAATCTAAAAACAGATGCAAACCCAGTTCCACTCACTGTGGAGCAAGTGTTGCCAGGGTTTTTCCGTACCACCAACTACACCGAAGCTGAAATCACGCAACTGTTGGGCGAAGACTTTTTGATCTGGGCCGGTCTAAACAAACTGGACTACACCAACCAAGACTACCTGCCCAACAACTCGTTTACCTACAACTACAGCACAGCCGGAAACAGAATCAATGGTGCAGTGCTGGATCAGGGAGCGTGGCGTGGCATCTATCGTTATTTTTATGATACCATAACACCCAATACCACTCCATGGCAAATGCTGGGAATCTCAGAAAAACCCCTGTGGTGGGAGGATCGCTACGGACCACAACCCTACACCAGCGACAACTTGGTGCTGTGGGGTGATCTTGAGCAAGGATTGGTAGCAGATCCTGTGGCACCTTACATCAAGCCCAGCTATGCCAGGCCCGGTTTGACCACAGTTATTCCAGTCAATAGCCTGGGAGAACTGTTGCCACCACTTGAAAGTGTAGTTGGACTGTACAATTCCACAGATTTTCGTAAAAGTTGGACAGTTGGTGATGGCGGTCCTGTAGAAGCATCCTGGTGGATGAGCTCCAGTTATCCGTTTGCAGTGATGCGACTGTTGG